GGCGACCTTATTTTTGACAATCCCAACTCGGCATATACTACAAATCACTACCGCCTAAATTTATTTCGTTGCTAAAGCGTGGGTATTCGGTATTTGTGTCAAACGAGGTGCCATCGGTGTAGTATATCGGATCGCCTAAAAATTGCGAGCCGTTGTAATACAATAGCACTGGCTTTGGCACATACGGTTGTAAATTTATATTCCAACAAGTAGCCGTTAAAAAGTTCGTGTCGGTTGTTCGCTCCCACATGATATTCTCAAATGGCAATTTGACCTCGTAATTTGTAGTATATGCCGAGTTAGGATTGTCGAAAATAAGGTCGCCATAGTCTTTGTTCTCTCGGTTACGATAGTTCGTATTTAAAACGTTTTCCGATTTCTCGTATTTAAATGAGATTTGACGAAATAGATTTGGCCTGTTTATCTCTATGTCTTCCGCTTCGATATATTGCGTTAAATCTACGACTCTACCTTCTTGATAAAACGCCTCGAGCGGTTGAAATAAAAATGTATTTTCGTTGATTGGAACAACAACCAAATTCATCGCTTTCACTATTGCAGTTACAAAAGCCTCAACGGTCAAGTCGGGAATATATCTACGTATTTGCAAATCTCCCGACGTAGTGTTGTCGTAAGAAAATGCAGTCTTATAAAAGAAACTACCGCTTGCGCCTATTCCCAAATTACGCTTTAAATTTATAAATAAATCGTAAGTCATTGGAAGCTGCGAGCTGACTTGGTAAGTAAATCGACGCGTCACATATTGGCCGTTGATAGTGTTCTCTTGTTGGCGATATTTTGAGTAATAACCCAAATCGCTATCGCCTTCCAAATCTTCGTAAGTTGCGTATAATTGTCCATTGTCAAATATCTGAATGGTGTATTTAATTGTCGGATCGGTTGGCTCGACTTTTATCCAAGATTCCAAACGCACCGCTAAAGGATCTAAAAAAGATACAGTACATTGTCCAAGTGCTAAATCAAAATCGGGAAATCCCGAGTCTTTGCTATCGAATACAGGATCTTGCGGATCGCTAAAAAAGTTAAACTCCTCCGAGTTTTTGCAGTACAAAAACAAGTCTTTGAATTGAGTATAGGTAAGAAAATCGCCTGTAAAATTTAAGTCGTAAGTGTTTTGTATATACTCGAAAATTTTACTCACTCGAATTGCAGGAAATAAGTCGGTATAATAAATCGCTCCAGCGTTCGTTGTGATGTCGCTCGAGGTGCCTGTCATATATTCGTAACGGCGATCGCTTGCAATAAGCGGAAATTTTATATTTGGTCGACTTACTGCAACAACGTTGTTGATGTTGTACTCAAAATTAAGCTCCTCGTATCCTTCGAGAACGTTCAATTTGTCCTCCTTAAATTTGTCTTTGAGTTGCACCAAATTACCCACGAAATTAATCGTATATGATTCGATAAAGTTGTTTTTCTTATTGGCTTTCTGCATCAAAAATTTACCATCACGAAATGGGATTGAGTCAATCTCGATGTATCCGTAGTATTTTATCCTGTGATCAAATGCGAAATCAACGTCGAGCGGATCCTCGTCGCTTGTAAGTCCAACGGCTGACTCGTACCAGTGTTTAAAAATGGTGTTGTTATGTTTGCTCGCTGGCACTGTAAACGTCTGAGAATAGTCGGTAAATAGTTTACCGATATCGTTGAAGTTTTGAATTGACGATGTGACTGAGATTTTCTCATCGTTGAATAACTCAATGCGATTGACCGCTTGGCCGTCGAAGTCGTAAATGTATAATGCAACCATTTAAATCACGTCGTTAATTAAGTTATACGAGTACTCGAAATCAATTGTATAGTTGATATTTTTATCTTTGATTCGAGTCTTAAGATTGGTCGATTTTGTCTTCACGTTTACAGGTTTGTTGTCAAGTAAAACAGTCTCGCTTAACATCAAATCCGTGATTACATTCGCAAAGTTCTCATCAACCCAACCTGTGTTGAGTGTGACTGATTGCTTACCGCTAAAATTGAACGATTGGAACTGATTGCGCTGCGGGTTGTAGTCTAACTCGTCGGGCAATAAGTGAAAGGTCGAGTTTTCAGTTTGCAAACTATTTGTCTGCGCTTTGAAAAACGTAAGGAATTGCCACCCTCCAAATCGGTTTAAAAACTCGCACACCACTGGCGTGTATTTGCCCTCGCAAATTGGTATCATTGTAACGGTTGGTTGTATCGTTTCAACAAGCTCGCTCTCGATTATTATATCATTGCCGAAATTATGGTTTGCAATATCTGCGTTTTTTGCAGGGATTTTAAACATATAAATATCAGCGTCGTTGCTTCCATCCAAAAGAGTGAATGTAGTTGAGGACAAAGTTCTACGATTTGTCCATTTAACCTCCGTAAGTGATTCCCCATCGTGATCAATTAAAACGTTAAAATAAGGTAGGTCGGCTTGAGCCAAATCCTCATCAAAATAATACTTAATATCGGGATTTGTCAAGTAGGCGATTTTTGCATCCGTGATTTGATTATACCCACCCATGTAAGAAGTGAAACCGCTAACGCCTACAAAATTAAATTCGCGGTCAGCGTACCACGTTTTATCGTCTGCGATTTGGTAGTAAGACTCCGCAAACACATACACCCAAGCGTCGTTGTTCTCTTGGTCGGGATAAATTTCGGTGTACGCGTCAATCGGATTTATTTTTTGAGCGATAAACGGAGCGATGTTAAACACAATCTCATAATCAGTCGGAGAAGGTATTTTTTTCTCGAGATAGTATGTCGGTTGCGCTGGTTGCGTTTCGCCTTTGTGCCAAATGTATAGCCGTATTTGTGCAGCGACTTGAGTCTCCTCACGCACTCTTAAAAAATAGGGACTTCTAACGTTTAATATTTTCATTTACTACGTATTTTAAAAATGATTCTAAGTCTAAGCCGTATTTTTCGGCTATAACTTGGTCAAAGTTTTGGTATTCTAAATCAAATGCCGAGCGAAAAAATTTAGTCTCGGGTGTTCCTGTCTTATTTATCGAGCGAGTTATCGCTGCAACAAACGACTTGCGGCTTGTAAATTGTCCGCTTGCGCTTCGGGTGCCTTTCAATCCTTTACGAACAACCCACTTATCAATCGCACCTGTTGACGCATTGGCCTTATATGGCGATTGTGGAGCCTTTCTACTCGATTGACTTCCTGTTGTTCCGTAATCTAATAGCTTCCAGTACGACTCGGCAAAGAAGTCAAACTCCAACGAGTTCGGGTTTATCTTTGTTTTGAACGTGAGCGACCTCGATAGGTTGCCGCTTGCGTTGTGGGTGCCATATTTACCACCTCGTTTGAGGTTGGCTTGCGCTCGCTCTACAACTGACGCGCCAAATTCGTTGAGGGCCTGTTGAACGATTTTAGTTTCCATCGCAGCAAACTGAAAATTGATCGTTTGGAACGCTTAACTCAATGTCGCACTTCCAACCGTCGAGCGCATTTGTGAACGCCATAAATATCGGCTGCAAATTTGGCTCGTTTAAAAGTTCGATGTCGTTCTCGTTTCGTCTGAGCTGCATTTTCGTGATCATGTAGTTGAGTATCGCGTGGCAGGTGTTTAGGTTGTCGAGTTCGTTGTCGTTGCCTAAAAATTTGTCCTTGATTTGCACCTTTGACATATTGCGAATGTCAACCACCGCCACCTCAAAAGTGAAAGTCACAACGCCAGTACTAACGACTGACGATAGTACGTTGATGTGAGCTAAGGGAAATATATTTTTTTTCACGTTGTCGATTATGTCCGTGCCTTGAGTGATTGTGTTAAGGAGCGGCGCACTTTCGAGCGTGGTTTTTATGTAGTCAATTGCCTGGTAAAATGTTCGCATTATTTCATTTGTTTTTTAATTTGTTTGGCTTCCTCCAAAGACTCATCGATTAGGTAAGATAATAGCGTGAGTGATTCATGAAGAGGCTCTTTTCCCACATCTCGAACGTGGATTCTAAGTTCACGCGACAATCGAACAAAGCTTTGATACCAACCCCAGCGTTCTCCAAAATTTCCTCCAAATTCAGTCCCTCCCTCGCTGCTTTGGCCTCCAAATGCAATAGGGTATTGCTCAACAATTCCTTGTTTAAAGTCCAAAAAAAAAGCATCGAGCCAACCACAACATCCATTGCGACATCCTTATAAAAATCAGCTTTGCTCTCGTCGCCGTCGTATTCCTCGATTTCATAAAATTCGCCTGCTTTACGTTTAATAGGTCTATAAAGTACCGACATTAATAGCGGTATATTTTCGTCAGTTCCAAGCAGCGTGTCAATCGTTGCGTGTTCTCCGAGTGTAATCTTATCAAAGTTCGGAATGAAACCGTAGTTAACGCCATTCATTTTGAACGTGCGAACGAGCTTCGGTTTTTGATCCAAAACCTTTGCAAGAGTCTCAATAATATCAGTAAAATCATTTACAGGAATTTTCATTACATCGGCAACAGTTAGGTTGCAAAATATTGCCACCATTTGAATGCAAACGAAGGTCTCATCGTCGAGGTTGTCTTTTAATACCTTTTGATAACGTTGGTATTGAGACAATTTAATCTCGCTTAGTGATGTGGGAATTACTACTCTCATACTTATATAACTGAAAAATGTTGTTTTGTTTATTTTTTGTCCTACGTTATGATAACTTTTCGCGATTTTCTTATCGAAAGGCCCATCATTGCAAAATAGCGAAGGGCGTCAATCGCATGATTGTAATCGTCAATCGGGCGGTTTAACTTTTTGCCTGTTTTGTCCGTATCCCATGAGTAGTTGCGAAGCTCTTTAATTAGGTTGGTGCTTTGCTTTGTAACGAGCAAGTCTTTTTCCTGCAACACCGAAATCCCGAAATTGATTGAGTCGGCACCTTTTACAACTGGTTTGATATTAAAACCTGCTCGGCGTATCTCCTCAATTGATTTTGGCTCGGCTGAGTCGGCCCAAATCGGTAGGCGTTTGTCCTGTTTCATTAATCGAATGATATCCGAGTTTAAAAGCGAGGTCGAGTATATCAATTCGTCGGCTATTATTTTACCGTTGTACTCGTATATTCCAATCAAAGCGGATGGATCGTTGCTATACCCGAAATCGAGGCCACAACCTAAGAATTTTGCCTCTTGAGGTATTGTATCAATTTGTTCCCAATTCGGGAATACAACGCCCTCAAGTGATCCGAGTTGACCTAAGCCGTAAACATTCCACCAATTGGCCCAATATGTAGAAGTGAGAGCTTTGTCTTTTGCCTTCTCAATCTCTCGGACGATTGCAGGATCGAGGGCCTCGTTATCCTTGTAAGTTAAAATTACAAAGTCGGTATCGATGTCCTCTTTTAATTCGGTTTGCACCCAAAACTCATTCGTTGGGTTGTAGTCCAAATAGATAAATTTTTTAGTCCTTACCGATAGCTGCTGGTAGCTTTCAAAGTCGATATTATTGCACTCGTTTATAAATAAAACGTCACGCCTTGCACCCCTCAATTTATCGGGTTGGTCAACGCTAAAAAATTCTATATAAGAGTTATTTGAGAAGGTGTATTTTAAAGAGGATTTGTTAAAATAACTGTCGCGGTAGTTGTCAGTCATCAACATTATTTTTTGGAAGTCCTTTAAGGCCCCACGTTTTAAATGCGGTATTGACTCGCTTACAATTGAAATCTCCGTGAACGGATTGTCAATTGCGTAAGTAATTAAAAGCGGTATAATAGAAAATGTTTTGGAGCTTGAGGTACCTCCCTGGACTATCCTTACTCGCTTGCGAAGTGTTGCTATCTTACTCTGAGCGGTCGTTTCTTGGAACATCTAAATCGATGCCGTTAAAAATCGGCTTTTCTATGTTTATATTTTGATCAATAGATTGAGCAGGTGCGCCGTAAGCTGAGTCCATTAATGCTTTGTAAGCAGCTACGTCTCCCTCGCGTGCCTTTTTAATTTGGGCCAGCGTCATGATGTCTTCTTGCGTTAGCGTTTGGACCTCGTTTGTTATAGGGTTTTTTGCTGACTGCTGCGCTTCGAGCCAGTGCTTAGCTATCGTTGTTCTATTTTTAACACCTACTGGCCTGCCAAGAGGGTTTCCGCTTTTGCCCTTTTCAAATGGTACTAAATTTTGTATTTGTTTTTCAGTTGGCATAATAATTTTTTATATATTTGTCAAATCAAATGCGATGTTAGTGTAATGGTTGCACGCTTGACATTCCAGTTAAGAGGTAAAGTTCGAATCTATTACATCGCTCAAAGCCTTGCGTTCCGTGAGGCTTATTTTTTTGCCTTTATACATACCTGCTCCCATTTCATCTATTTTGCTAAATGGTAAAATTGGCACGGATATTTTGCAAGTTTTGTCAATTAAATAAACATATTTCAATTGTTTGCCTACAAATGGTTTCCAATTTCTAAACTCACTACTTATTTTTAAATGGTGTGCTTGTATAACGTGTATCGCTTCGCCTGTTTTTGGGTTTATTCTAAGTGCAGTATTGTCAACGACACCAACTAAACTAAACCCACTTGCTCTATATATAGTTCCATCTCCACATTGTGTACCGTCTGCAAAACTTATTATCCATTTAATGTGTGGTGCATTTTTCTTTATTAATTTAATGCTTATTGCAATACATCTACTTTCACTATATTTTGGCAAATACTCGTCAAATGCCATTCTATTTAATTCTATAAATTCATTCCAACCAGTATTTTCAACTAAATTAATGGTCCCTTTTTTATTAATACTTGGTCCGTAACTCATTACTCCATGTAATTTTTCATCTAAAAAACAACCAAAATGCAAAGTACTATTTGGCACTACTTTCCCGCTATAATGATTTTTTTTTACAAACTCATTTGCAATTTTTGAAGGTATTACTTTTACTAAAATTTCCTTTGCTCTGCCCATTGCATAATAATTAAATAAAGCGCATTTCCATTACTATTTTCATTTCCTAAAGTTTCGCAGTATTTATATTCCTCAGTTGCTTTTATATCAGCTATTGCGTTTTTAATTTGCTCAGCTTGTTCGTCCGCAAGAGTGAAAGTCATTTGTTGAAATGGTGTTTTATCTCCATCTGCTAAACTAAAATCTTCTCCATAATCTTCAGCATTTACATCAAAGCCAGTTATATCCAAACCCCAATTTTCTAACTCTTGAGCGTTCCATTCGTTTGCTAAAACCTCCCAGTCCCATTCGCCTCCGCTGGTGTTGTCTTTTATTAAAAACTCTCGCTGTTTTTCCTCTGATAAGTCGGTCACTATAATAGGCACCTCTTTAAGTCCTGCCTCTTTGCATGCTTTGTATCGCATATTGCCTCCCAGTATGATCATGTCTTGGTTAACAACAATGGGCCGAATGTTCAGCATTTCGGGAAAATCCTTAATCGACTGCACTAATTTTTTAAATTTGTCGTCTTTAATTATGCGAGGATTGTTTGGATTGAGCTTTACGGAATTGATTTTAACTACTTCCATTGTCCTATGATTACTTGGTTAACTGGTATATTTTCGTCGGTTTGAATTTTAAAATCGCGGTATTCCTTGAGTTTTAAAATATCAAATAGGTTTTTAGATAGCCAAATTTCGTTGTGAGTAACGTCTTCGGGTTTGTTGTCGATTAATTTGTCTAAAAATTCACACAATAGACCGAATTGGTTATCCTCCATAATTCGATAGTTTGTTGAGGTCTTTTATAATTTGCTCATGTACTTTTGAGCAGGTTGGGCAATTGCTATTGTCTAAACCAAAGTATTTGAGATATAAGGCGTTTAAATAGGTCACGTCGTCAAAGTTTAACTCGGTACGTTTTCCATCGATTACGCGTTGCCCTTTAGGCTCAAGGAATGTTTTAAACGATTCTTTGTCTTCTGCTGACATCTCGCTTTTAACTCTTTTGAAATTAAATAAACGATTCAGTCCAAATTGACGCTCTTTGCAACCTTGACAAGGCTCAATCCCAACTGAGTTGGTAATGTTAGCGATTACATCGCCAAGACCTTGAATTTCTTTTTTAGTCCTTCTTTTTGCCATAAATTTTTGATTTTACCATCTTATTGATCCGATGGATTGTTTGAATGTGTATGCCTGTTTGTCGGCTGAGTTCACGTTGACCGACCAAAGTTGATAGCTCAAACATTGTGCGCTCATACCAGGTTAAGCCTTTTATAAGGGCCTTGTAATCGATTGGCTCGATATAGTCTCCATCGTCTAAGATTTCGATATTACTAAAATCGATTATTAAATCCTTTTGCTGCTTAGTATAGTCATAGAATAAGTTTCTTAAAACTGTATAAATATAACCATCTTTGATTAGATTGGTATTTTGATACAATTTAAGATACATTTCCTGTACTAACTCGTCAGCCAAGTCCTTGTCTTTGCATATTTGGAAAGCCATCTTTCGCCATTGTGCGTCTTTTTTGGCTAACTCTGCCAGTATCATAACCGCATTGGATTAAAATACTCGGACAAAAACAAGAGTAAAGGCTCATTATTCTCGACATAGTAAACAGTTCCTTGAATGACTAAGCAAATTTCGCTTTCGTTCTCGATCCAGTAGCCGTTGATTGCGTCAACCATTACCCGAAACTCCACAAAGCTACCGCCCATTCCAAGAGTGTCATCCTCTTGCTCAAGCCACATCTGCGTACTTATCGTGTGTGGTTTTACCATATCGCTACAAACCTACTAAATATTTCGATACCAAACTACTTTTTATCTCAATTATTTCTCCTGTATCTATATAACGGCAAAATGCGGTATTGTAACACAATCCACTTATATAAAACTCACGGCCTTGCTTATTTATGTGTATTGGAGCGTTGATTGGCACCTCGATGCCTTTGTACATTTTTGAGCCTGCTCTCATTGCTTAAATTTTAGTTTCGTCTCGTGGTGTATGATTTCTCGGTCGAGGTAGTGCATCGCTTTGCGTAGGTCTTCAAGGTGTGCGCCTTTGCGTCTTGCCCTTACAATATACTTGACTGCATTGCCCTCGTTAAAGTTGAGGTCGTAATCCTTAATGATGTCGATGACATCGTATTGCTGCTGGTTGTCGTAGTGTTTTGGTGTCATAAAAAGTGTATATTAAGGCACTATTTTATATATATTTTAATTTTTATTGTTTAATTACTTTATAAAGTGCAATATAAAGCATTATTTAAAATCAGTATCAAAGTCAGTCCATATTTTTACAATCGCACCTGCGGCTTTTAGTTCTTCGATGCGCAGCTCTTGAATGGGCGATAGCTTCCCGCCTTCGCGTTTCACTTCGATAAACATAGCCTTGCCGTATTTAATCGCCAGTAGGTCGGGAATGCCGTTGGTCGATGTCTTAATCAATTTCGTGACATACCAACCCCGCTCAATAAGTTTGCGTTTAATCTTTGTTTGGATATGCTGCTCGGTCATTGTATTAAATTTTGTAGTCAGGACAGGATTCGAACCTGTATAAAGTTTACACCATTAAGGGACTTACACCCACCTATTAAGGCTTTCTTTAAGCGTCTACCAATTCCGCCACCTGACTAAAAACAAACACCCCTCAATTGACCGCCAAGTGCAAAAGAGAGGTGTTGTTAGTTGTGTGTTTCTCTTGGCGGTGGTCAAATATACAAATTTATTTTAAACTTCGTTAAAAATCCAACGTGTTTTTCTTAAAATCCTACTTACTTGTGTTTGACTTATATTATAAACTATTGCTAACTGCCATTGATATAAATTATCAGGATTTTCTCTTATATCTAAAACGTCTTTAATCTTAAGTTTTACCAAATTATGATTTTCCCATTTCAATGGTTTTTTTAATCCCATTTTTATAGCGTGAATATTGTTATGTTTAACTGTACACCATTCTAAATTTGAAAAATGGTTATCCGTTTTAATTCCATTTTTATGATTAACAACTGGATAGTTGTTTTCATTTTCTAAAAAATGCTCAGCTACTAATCGATGAATTATTTTCATTTTTTTTTGATTATTTGAAGTTAAACAAGTTCTTAAATAACCATCTTTGTCAGGTGTTGGGTTTAAAATTTTAGAATTATAATCTCTATACTTTCTAAATTTTAAATTAACTTTTAATCTACCAAAATTTGAAATCTCATAATTTTTAAATCCGTTAACGGTTTTCCATATTTCCATAAATGTAAAAACCAGCACATCAAAAGGTCGTCGTCTTTATCAGTGCTGGAATTTTATAAAATTGTTATTGTAGCGACGACTCTACTCCTGTAAAGATAAAAATTTATCTCGAAAAATTGCAAGAGTAAAGTCCTTTTTTTTCAACACAGTATTGTATATCTGCATTTCAATTCCTCCTTTGGCAAATATCCAAAAGACCTCGTTATTTAAACGATCCATTGTCGACATTCTATCGCGAGATTGCCAATAACTTGAGGATGAAAAATCTATATTGTAATAAATTAAGTATTTTGCGTTCCTCAAACTGACGCCTTCTTTGCCACTTTGAATCTGAAGCGCGATATTTTTATCGCTTGCGTCAAACTCCTCGACTGAATTTGTCAAGTAATCGGCTCCAAATACTTGAAGGAGCGCATCCCATTCGGCCTTAAATTTATAAAAGATTGCGATTTTCTCGCCTTGAAATTTCTCTTTTATAAACTTTGCCTTTGAGTCGTCAATCACTTTAGACGTGCCATCCTCGAACTTACACGTTCCGCTTGACAGTTGGTGCACTTTCTGCATGAGCTTCACGCCTGTGTCCCCTAAAATAATCTGCCCTTGTCCGTTGCGAACGATTAAGTCTTTTTTAAGGCGTCGAATGACCTCGTAAGTGATTGGCTGCATCTCGCACTCCAGCACCATCTCGTTGACGCTTGTCGTAAACCCTGCCTCCTTTTGTGTGAACGTTATAATATAGGGCCGTGTGGAGCGTCTGACTTGATTCTCTTTTGCGTTTGAGTAGTCCTTGACAACGGCATAGCCTAAGCGTTTCTCTTTAATGTCGACGTACTCAGCCGCCCACTTATAAAAATTCGCATAATTTTTATATGGCGAGTAATCACTTACCCAAAATTGGTGAAACCATTGAGAGTATGACTCGGGCGTTGGCGTACCGCTTAGGAATATCATCGGGAGTTTACTGAAACGCTTTTTAAATTCTTTGGCCGTTGCGTTTGGCTTAGGAAATGCACCGTATTTGTGATGCTCGTCTGAAATTACGATGTCGAAATCATTGTCGAGTATTTTATGCAGGCTTTCCGTGTTTATTATTGCAATCTCAAAGTCAAATCCAAAATTAAAGTGATCGCGCTCAATGCTTGAAACTGCCTTTTTTTTAGTTACAAATAAAACTTTTTTAGCACCAAATAGCCTACAAGTTTCCAAAGCGATTGCAGTTTTACCAATTCTCACTTCGCAGCAATAATAAACTATTTTTTTATTTCGTAAAATCTCAACGCCTTCCGTTGCTAATTTTAACTGGTAGTCTCTGAGCTTAAACATATCTAAAAAATGTATTATTTTTTTTATAAATAGACAAATGAGACCACAATTTTCTCTTATCCCAATTAATTGTTTCTGAGGCTTCAGCCAAAGTATCATAAAAAATACCTGTTTGAATATTAATAATTGGTTTGTATAAGTAATTATTTGGGCCTTTTAATTTATCTCTCATTTTTGATTTTGATTTTTCAGAATGATTTTTACCAAAAAATGGATTGTTATTTTTTAACCTACTTTCACTTAAAAACAATTTTTGTGAATCACTAATATTTTTACCTCTTAATTTTGAAACTCTTTTTTCAATAGTTTCTTTACTTTGTTTTTTTCCTAAATTACAAAGCCTTAATCTTAATTTGCATTCATCACTAATTAATTTACCCTTTTGAGATTGAGATATTTTTTTCTTAGTTTCAAAACTTAACTTTCCGCTTTTATCATTTGTCTTAGTGTAAACACAATTTAAACCAGTTTCAACTGAATTAAAATATTCTTGCCAATATCTCTCTCTTTTATTTAATAAATCAATTTTACAAATTTCTAAAATCTCAAAATTATGATTTTCAATTCCGTACTTTTTTAATGATAAAAATAATTTTGGAGTGTCATTTGTATATAATTTTTTATGATAATTCCATCGTTTTAAAACATTAACACTTTGACCAATATAAATTTTATTACTTGGCGATGTAATTTTATAAATTCCAATTATATCCTCCATAACTAAAAAAATATTTCGTCTGTATCGACTTGATTAGTATCCGTTTTAATTGTAAACCATCGGAAGCCGTTGGAGTTTCCGTTTAAGTATTCGGCCCCTATAAAGTTGCAGTATTTTTGCACCCAAATGTTGAACTTTTTATTTGTCAGCCATTTTTTAAAATCTTGGTATTCGTTTGTAAAATTTATATAATACAACGACTTCTCAAGCCTATCGTTGTGCGGTACGTTTTCAATGTCTTTTATCCATTCTAAGAACTCCATCGACGTCTCGGCTATAAATTTCCTCATCTTAATGTTTTTAGCGTTTTGAGGTACAAGTCCGAGTTTCAAATAGCATTGTAAACAATACACCATATAATTGTCGAAGCGTTGGAAATCATTAAGCTCCCAATCATCGAACAACTGGCGGTCAAACTCATCATAAGGCGTCAACGCTTTGCCGTAGTATTGAGCAAACTCAATCTCAAAGCGTCTACGATCATGCGAATTGCCCTCGCCTTTGATTGCATAATTTGTCGATATTACAAGTTTCGGACTTTCCTCAACCTTTAATTTAATGGCGTCTTTGTTTTTACGCTCCAAAGTCATTCCTTCGGTTACCAAACTAAATTTGCTCTCAAAGTCAAAGTTTTGTTTAACGTCGTCAAAAACGAGTACTTGCGTTTCGGGACTGACGGTTTGATACGGGAAACTCTTTTTATCATCGAACGTCTTACCATCCAATATGCTGACTTTACGAATTTGTCTAAGGCCTTGCACAAATAGTCCTTTACCTGTACCTCCTTCTGGATTTTCACTTATAACCTCATCGTTTAAGATTATGGCCTTATTATTCATTTTATTTTTATAAGTACTCAAAAGATAGCCTATAACGCACTCAATTGGCAAAGGCTCACTATTACTTATATTTTTAATAAAAGTCGCGTATTCGTTCTCGTATTGCTCCAAATGGACATAATCACGCGGAATGATCTGAGACTTCCAAACGTAGCCATCAACATCGATAAAATCAACCAGTCGGGTTGTGTCTTTGGTAACTTCTAAAATGCCGTTTTCAAATGCGATGTAAGATTTGAACTTAGTATCTTGCAACATTAGCAGCTCGACGCTTTCAATCATAGACAAATAAGTCTCGCTAAAAATATTTTGAAACGAGGCGCAGTAATTCCAAACATCCCATTCGTTGCGTTCCAATAAATAATTTAACACGAAGTCCTTGATTTTCTCGGCTGAGGTCTCAACAACTTTGTTAGAACTTACATAAATCCAAGAGGCTTTTTGAGCGTCGCTTTGGAAGTACTTTTTAAAGCCGTTACGCTCCAAAAATAACTTATACTTAAGATTGTCAATCTTTAATTTATTTTTGTCCGTATAACACCAAAAGTCGTCGTGTTCTGCTACTTCCTTTATTTCGTCGAACGTACCCTCCGTGATACCGTATTTTTCAATTACCTCCTTTTTACCTCTTTTTAAATCTACTTTAATACTATTTATTTTCTCATAGTTCTCAAAGTATTTGGTATCAAAGTTGCGCTTTTTATATGCGCTTTTAATTGTGGTCTTTGCCTCCTGTTCTGAGAACTCGCCAATCACTACATTATTAAGGATATACATCTCGCAATTGTACTGGCTTATTCCGTACTCACAAAATGCACCCGCTAAGTCAAAAATATAAGAGTTTCGTTCTCCTTCAACGAAATCCTTTGACCAATTCCACGACATTATTTTAGCAATAATTTTATCCTCATCAGTTATCGGAACGAGTGGCGTTCTCTCGCTTATATTAAACCCCTCGTCTTTTAGGATTGGCTCAAAGATTTGAGCCTCCATATTAACGTAAATGTTCGGATCGTAAGACTCAAAGCAAACGCGGTCGATATTTGAGTTAACTATATCAAAATAGTCGTATTCAAATTTCTTATAAAATTCCTTAAACACTTTTGGGTGTGTGTCCTTAGTCAACTGATCACTTACTTTTATAACCCCTTTTATTCCTTTACCACTTGGAGATATAAATAAAAGTAAAAAGTGAGGGTTTGACTTGAGCAGCTCCAGTTGTTCGTGCATTACCTCAACACTTGGGTACTTGTCAAAGTCGACGACCATAAGTCCCGAATGCTTTTGAAGTGAGTTTGAGTTGCGTTCGGTAAACGTACCCGCAAAAATAATACAGGGCAAATTGTTTTTGAGCTTGTCGTTGCCGTTTCTAATTTGTTCGACAAGTTCTTTTGATGTCCCCTTTTGTATTCTCTTGACAATCTTATCAAGTGGAACGTGAAAGGGTACGTCTTTGGACTTATATAAGTCCTTAAAAACTGATACTATCATTTGATTTTGTTTTAAAAAATAAGGCCCGATTACCAGCGGTGGTAGTCGCGTGGTAATCAGACCTATAAATAAGTTATTTAATGGCTACCACTCCATTGGGTACAAATATAAAACAAAAAAAATTACAATCCGCAACACATGCAACACATTTTTTTGCGAAAAGTACACCCCCCTATCAAATTTATTTTTTTATTCTCTAAGGGGTATATAGGAAAGGGGTAAAATGTGTACTTTGAGCATAAAAAAAGCGATCCGAAGACCGCTTTTCCAACTATTTAACCAAATCAAAATCAAAAATCCAAATCGTCTGAGTCAACCTCAACCTCAATCTCGGCTATAACTGGCTCCGATTTCGTGAGGTAACTTTTAAGATACGCCTCCAAAGTGTTAAACGCTTCGTCGGCAAGGTCGGCATCGGCTCCATCAAGTGAGCAAAGATAACCGAACTTTGGTGTTGTATATTTAACGCTGCCTTTTTTAGCCTCGTCAAAGCCAACAACTGAAACCCACTCGTCAACGAGTCGGCTTTTACTCTTTGCGGTAAAATCGCCCCATGTTTGACAGGCTGCACCTTTGAGTTGAATGTTTGCAATCTCGCCACCCTCGAGCATTATATAAATGCTTTTAACGTAGTGACCGCCTGCGGCCTTTGCTTTCTCTTTGATGTCTTTATAAAGACCTCGTGCAATCTCATTGCCTTTGAACGGCTTAACAATCATTTCATCCTTTGAGATATACTTAACCTCGTTGGAATAGATGCCGCTTTCGGTTGCGTCGTTCCAACCTTTCACGGTGTGTAGTTCGTCGAGGACTAAGAATTTAAACGGAAGCTCAACGCTCACGTTTGTCTTGTTCTCTTTGTCGTAGTAAGCAAACGTTTTCTCGTTTGATTTCCACTCAAAAAATTTTGTTGCTGGGTTTGTTGTTGGCTGCGAGAATGCAGCGCGTCTGTTTGAAGTACTCATAATATTATTGTTTTTTGTGGCACGAAATTAGGATGCTCGAGCCTTGCATCGGTTATTATGATAGTGCTAAATTACTGATTTATATTTGTCTGACAAAATTTTTTTATATAAATCGTTAACTCGTTCCGAATTTACTCCCCTGTTGTAGTAAAATCGCATTACTCTTTTGATTCTGGTTAAAGGTGTGATATTAGCCATAGCGTTGCGGTTATGATTAGTAAAAATGCAGCCGCCTCAATCGCAGCTCGCGTCACAAAGATCAACTCTTTTTTGTTTTGTGGTTTCATAAGTATCTATTAAATTAATAATTTGTTGCATTAGTTCCTCGTCGTTTATTGGATTTACTCTTTTAAGCATCATAAAATACGGCGAGTACTGATTGATTAACTGAAGTCTTAACTCCTCCAGGTCGGGCCTTCTAAATCTTACATCGGAGGCGTACAATTTAACGTTATACAATACCGTTGCGTGATCGTATGGCCTATATTCTCGAATGATGTCCCGAATGTCAACGACTTTGTACTTTAAATCTATTCTTAAAATGTAGCAAAATAATGCGCGTACATCAACCACTGGCAGCGTGCGGCCATTCTCGAACACGTCAATAGTTGTGGCGTGTTCGATATTGGCTGCTATCTCTTTAGCCCTACGAAAGCTCATACAAATCGTTGTAACGGTATGAATTTGTAAACCCTCCCCAATCAACCACAACTGGAAGCTCAAACGTTCTGCGTTTGTCCTTTGATTCGTTACCTATCTCGACAACCGTTCCGTATTTATCGCGTGGGTTGTGGCGATCCTCCAGTGCTACGAAAATACTTGTCTCTCTTAATCTTACTTTTGATCCTACTTCCATAATCTTATTTGTTTTTAAATTGTTCTATAATATCTAAGCATTGAGTATACGCTCTTTTTGAAAATCCAGTTATATGCTCGTTGTCGTGCAATTCTTTGATTTGATTATAAATTTGTTCTTGTTGCCATTTAGCACCATTTATAAAATCTTCAATAGCAAATTCATTTTGACTTACGAACTGTGAATTATATTTTTCAGCAGCTTCTTCAAGTGTTTCTTGTATCATAATTAAAATTTTAATGTGATTGATGATTTGCGTGGCGTAACCGATACCTGTGGCACCTCGTTACCATACGCGTCAAAAATTGTTTGCGATTGCTTATTTGCCAATTTAAGCAGCTCAACGCGCTGATCTAAATCATTTTTCAATTGGCAGTAAATCGGATCCTCCGAGTAGTTTATCGTTTCGCCGCCATTTACTGGTGTGAACTCGACGCCGTAACAAGTCATTTTCTCTTCGGGCAGGTGCTTACGCATTTCCGCATCGGCTGAATTGACGACCTCTTTAAGTCGGCAAATGTTCGCCATGAACATGTGTTTGTCCACGTTGCCCTCATTGATAACGTTGTCGACCATTCGCTTGCCTGTAAGGATTGCGTCTTTTTTTGTAAACGATGGCTCGTACATCGTGATAAGTTGCTCTGAATTTTCTAAGAATAGTTTTGCGTTTGCTCCCATTTTAATTTAATTTTAAGTATGCGTTAGTCATTTTTTTGTTGTCGGAATAATAAACCGACTTAACGGTTTTTTTCATCCACTTGTCGAACTTTTTAGCCTCTTTTAGGTTTATTTTTTTCTCATCCATTTTAAAATAATTTTATCGATTGATTGTTTTACCTCGTTCTCCGAGTCTATTGGTATTAATTTGTGAAGTATTTTTGTTTGTGTGCCTTCTACAAATTTAGTTTTACGGCCTGCGCCTCGTTCGTTTCTCATCTTTTGTGTCTAAATGGTAACTCCTCAACGCGCCACACGCGCTTACAAACTATTGAGGACTGATTAAAAATAAGTATTGCCTCAGCTATGCTACTGGCTTCAATGTCGATGTCATAATCAAAGCACTCATCGTATTGCTCGGTGTAATAGTAAAGTCTATAAATTCTCATACATTCGGGCCAATCTAAGGCCAATATTAAAGTTAGCAATCATTCGTTGTTTGTTCCAGTCTTGCACATCCCAACCAAATAAACGCTCGTTACGTTCGATTCGACTTTTGTGGTCATTAAAGCGGCGGTCTGCTTCTTTGTACGCCTCAAGTATTTTGATGGCGCGTTCGTGTTTTTTGATTTCAAGTTCTAAATTTTCCATTATGATCGAAAGATTAGTTGACCGATAAAGTAAGCGGCCATAATTAAACAAAAAATGTACTGCGGTTTGCGATGTTGTAAAAAGTATTTCATAGTTGTTTGATTTTTTTGGAGCAAATCTATAACAAGAAATTAATTAAACAACAAAAAATTAAACAAAGTTTGTTTTTAATGCTTATTTATACAAATTCTAAATAAATCGGGAGATAAAAAAGCGGCGGTAAATGTAGAGAATTGCCGCAATAATAAGGACCAACCACAACCAACCGAACGACTCTTTGCGCTCAACGTGTTTTTCGCTTACTTTGGTGGATTGTGTCGCAGTTTTTTGAGTTTTGCGTGTATTGTGTACGCTTTGAGATTTTAACGCCTTAAATCGGCTTATTTGCGTTCGTTTCTTAACGCGGCCGTTCTTGATTGTGGTCTTTTTGCCTTGCGAGTCTACAATAATAATCGGTTTGAGCGTGTCCACTGGCGTGATCTCAAACTCATCGACGCAAATTGTGCTATCTGATACCTCTTTAGTATATACTTTTGTGGAATCGGTTACAGTAATCTCGCTTTTTGTCTCGGTCTCGGTTGTACTTTTGTTCACTTTACGCGCCCCGCAGCTCGCCAATAATAGCAATATAAAGAAATATCTCATTTTATCGAATTTTATTCTCTACAATTCTCAAGTTGTTGACCTCATAATCGCCGTTTTTTTCAACGCGAATGTGGGCAAAGCCATTATTCCAATTGTTGTATGGCATATATTCGGGAGATAAACCACAAAGCGCACCCACGCTCCAAGTGGTTGTAACCTCTCCGCTAAGGTTTACCTCAGTATGTTCACTTGTTCTATGGTGGTGGCCAATAATGCATGACTCTTTTGCTTTCATATAAAGGCCACGCGCTGGGTTAACAGGTGGCGCAAAGCCGCTAAAAAATTCGTGTCCGTGTAGTAGTGGCAATTTACCCGCCTTTGCGATTTGTTTTGACTTAACCTCTTGCACACCGAACTCGCCAAAGCGTAAAATCGTAGCAAGTTCAAAGTCGGGAATTCCCAAAAGTTCGGGAGCCTGCATTTTAAGGAAGTTTTGCCAGCGGTCCTCGTGGTTGCCAATCTTAAAATATATCGGGCATTGGAAGTGATCCTGCAAATTCTTTAAAAAGTTGCGCGTCATCTCAAGCTCGTCGGCCATATTTCGCAAACGGCGATCTTTAATAAACCGCGAAAGCATATACATGTCGATAGTGTCCCCATTTAAGTAAACGCAGTCGACGTTTTCAGCCTTGCCGTAGTCGATAGCAAGTCGAAGCGCGTCGTTGTTTTGGTAGGGAAAGTGAATATCCGTTAAAAACAGGATATTTTTGTTTGGAACGATGACCGTGCCTTGCTTCTCGTAGTCGCTTTCGGGTAATTCAAATGCGTTTGTTTTCATAAATTCCTTTTTTTCTTTTTCAGTCCGTTCTCCGATTGCGTTTTTCTCTTGTCGGTCTGAGCGTTCGTTGCGATGTGTTCGCACTATACCTCGCGCATTGTCAACGCTTGTAAAATCAATCGGGAAATCCTGGTGCAATAGTCTTGAGATTGCCATCGTTGATGACTTTGGAAACTTTGCGATATACTCGCGAGCAATTTCGCCCTTGTATGTGATTTTACTCTCCAAAATATATATCGGCTTCGGCTTTGCGTCGAATAGTTAAGCCTTTTAAAACGTTCCCGCCCGCTTTGTTCCATTTCATAAACTCCTCACGAATTGACGGATCGTTGTGATTGAAGTTGACCTTGCGCAATAGCGTGGATTTCTCAAAACTGGATGGGCCTATGTTGTACGTTAGTGAAACCAGCGCGTTGAATTGTCCTTGATCAAGTGGAGCCGTTACTAATTTACTCACTCTTGCCGCGAATTTGTCCGCAATTACTTTAAACATCTCAAAGGCTTCGAGTTCCGTGATTGGCTTATCGAGTAGCGTTACTTTTTTGCCGTTTGTGTAGTAAGTATTGCCGTATCCAATCGTAGGCACTTTCGCGCTGCAAAGGTACGGCTTAGAGCTGAAACCCTCAAAGCGACAAATCAATCGATAACCCGCGTTATTTAGTTTCATTTTGCAAATGCTTTAAATAGTAACGTTACAAGCGCAGCGGTAAACGCTACGGCGATGACTTTGGCTTGTTTGATGTACACCTTAAGCTCGGCGTCGTTCTCCTCCAAATCAATTACTCGCGTGTCGATGTCGGATATTTTCCAAACAAGGCCACGAAATCCGTTGAGGTCGTTCCCGAGTAGGGCCTGTTTAATCTCTTTTATGTCGTTTGAGCGAATCTCGCTATCGAGTTTCAATTGCTTAAGGTGTTGCTCAATGCGATCCAGTCGCTCGCTTTCAATGTTGCTCATGAGTTAAATTTGTTTGGCTGCGAAAGGTATAACTTTATCCCTCCCAATACTATAACTGAAATTTTGAGGATTGTTCCAAAATAATCGGGCAATCCTAACTGGCTAATTAAATCAACGAGCAAGTGAGTCGTTTGGTCAAGTATACCCAAAACAATTAAAATAATCGGCAGTAAATGCTCCTTAATTTGTTTCATCTTCTTGCAATTTAGCCGCTAATTTGTCAAGTATTTGCGACAAAGCAACCACGTCAGCCATTTGATAAACTCCCGCTTTTACTGCGATTTCAATCGCTTGTTTAATTACGTTTAACTCTTCCATTTTTAGTATGTTAAAATAGTAATGTTTTTGTCTTTTGCTACGCAAGTTTCAACCCAAATGTTGTCGCTGCCCCACGCTGCAAACTCCTCGTCTGTTAACGTGTAATTCCAATTTGCACACATTACCCCTTCGTCGGTTAATAGTTCGTTGTAAGTTGTGCAAGTGGTTGCAGTCGTTTCAAAGTTAAGAATTAAAACTTT